GGGGTCAGTATTCGACGAGGAGACGGGTCATCGGGTTGGCGTCGCCGGGGGTCGGGTCGACGAGGTCCACGTCCGCGGCGATGGCCGTCAGCATCTGCGCGGTCCCCGACTGCGCGGTGGTCAACGGGAGCTGCGGGAGCGCGCGGCGAGCCTCGAATCGAACGCTGTAGACGTAGACGATGCCGCGTTTGATGAGCGCGGCGCCGTAGGCCGACGCGCGGACGCGGCGGTCGCGCCAGAGGTCATCGGTCACGAGTCCGTTGCAGGCCGAGAGCACGCGGTCGATGAGCGAGAGCCCACCCGGGGCGCCCGTCGTGGTGGACGCCACCGCGTCGTCGATGGAGCGGACGTCCTCCAGCGCGACGAACACGGTCCACGCCTCGACGCCCATGTCCTCGACGCCCTCGATGGCGTCGACGGTGCGCGAGGCCGCGCCGCCGTCCCAGCGCAGCAGCGCAGCGGGGTACTGCGCGCACGCTTCGGTGAGGCCGTCTTCGGAGAGGTCGCCCGCGTAGCGCCCGACGAGCGCGAACGGCGCGGCGTCGGTGGCGGTCCCGGCGTGCTGCGCCACCGCAAGCGCGGCGTACAGCGCGGCGTCGAGGGTGGCGAGCGTCACGGTGCCCACCCGCCGCGCGTGACGCCGTCTTGAAGCCCGCGGTCAAGCGTCGCGTCGATGGCGTCGACCGAGCGGCGGAAGGCAGGGATCAGGAAGGGGTACGCCCGCGAGCGCGAGGTGCCGCCGTCGACGAAGGAGCCGTAGGGCATATCGCCCACGACCTCTCCGCGCAGGGCGCCTGTGCCCACCGCTCCGGTCACGCGCCCTGGCACCGTGTGGCGTTGCAGGTTGCCCGTGCGGTTCTGGTACGGGTGCTGACGCGCGGCCTCGTCGGCGACGATGGAGCACACCGTCAGCATGGCGCGCGGCACCTCCGACTCCATGCCCTCGCGCAGCGCCCCGATGGCCTCGTCGACGCCGACGAAGTGCACTAGAAGGCGCTCCCGTCGCGACGATCAGCGGCGCGCCCGTAGGGGCTCGTCGGGACGCCCGCGGCGTCGTCGACGTTGCGGTTGCCAGCGCGCGGCTGCGGGCTGACAGCGCTGCTCCCCGGGGCGCGGGTGTCCGCGTCGCGGTTGAGGTGCTTGACGAAGGCACGCGCGTCGCGGCCCTTGATCGCGTAGCCGTTCTCCGCGTCGTAGCTGACGTGACGGCTCGCCGCGATGTCATTGCAGAGGTCGACGACACAGCCGACGAGGGCCGGGTCGAGGGTGTCGGTGGTCGAGTAGACGCCAGACGGGAAGGCCGCGCGCGTGAGCGTGCGGAACAGGCTGTTGGCTTCGGCCAGGCAGAGGTCGCGGAACACCGTGTCCGCGGTGGCGCCGCCGTTCTTGGCGTAGAGCCGCGCGTAAGCTTGCGTCGAGAGGCGGCCCGTGAGGTCGGCTGCGGTGGCGATGGCGATGGTTTCGGCCATGGGTCAGACCTCCGTGCGCCAGTGCAGACCTTCGACGAGCTGCGCGGCGACGGGCGCGGGGATGACCGCGCCTGGGGCGTACTCGACGCCGTGGCCGGCGAAGATGCGGACCGTGGCGACGAGGCGGGGAGCGGGAGGCAGCGCGACGTCAGAGGGAGGGACGTCGAGCGGGGCGGGCTGGGGAGAGGCGAGCGCCGCCGCGGGTGCCTGGGGAGGCTCCACGGCGGGCGCTGCGGGGGCGGGGGGCGACGACGCCACGACCGACGGCGGGGACTTGCGCTCGACGGGCGCAGGGGCGCTCGCGGGGCGGGACTCCGGGCGGTGGCCGTGGCGGGGCATCAGCTGATCACCGTAGTGAAGAGGTACCCCACGGCGCCACCGCCGACGATGTCGTCGGCGTCGGAGTGGCTGACCTTGATGTAGGTGCCGCCAGCGCGGCCGGGCAGCTCCGCGTAGATGGAGAAGGTCTCCATCGCGCCGAAGCGGAACGAGTACCCGAAGGTCCGCGTGCGGCGCCGCGAGGGAGCCTGCTCCACGCGGATGAGCGCGCAGCTCTTGCCCCACACGCGCGAGTACGACGCGGTGGCGCCCTCGTTCGCGCCGTTGACGATGGCCTCGCCGACGACGACCTTGCGGAGGCGGAACATCGCGGCGACGGTGTCCTGATCGACCATCAGCGGCGTGGAGCCGGACGCGGTGCTCGCGCGGCTGAGGACGTACTGGAGAACCTTCGGGTGGACGCGGAGGGAGTCCCACGCCTCCTCGCCGATGACCATGGTGTCGGGCCGCGCGCCGACGGGGGCGCGCAGCGCGGAGTTGATCTTCCCGACGGGGTCCGAAGTGGGCAGATCCCAGCGGTCGGCGCCCGCGAGCGCGGCCGTGTTCGCGCCGTAGTTGCCCGCGTCGAACACCTTGCCAGCCACGCGGATCTCGCGCGCCAACAGCAGGTAGTTCGTCAGGATCTCGGTCACGTCCATGCGCGGGGTGAGCGGCTCGTCGGCGTTCAGCTCCTCGTCGATGGAGATAAAATCCATCAGCGCCCGGTCGCGACACGCGTAGGTGCCGACGCTGTCGAGCGAGATGGCGGGACGCCCGGGCAGCGACTCGGCGCCCACGAGGTCGACGCTCGCGGCCTGCATCATCGTGTCGGCCTTGAACTTGAAGAACTCGTCGCTCTTCTTCACGACCGTGATGAGCGGCATCGCCTCGTCGGCGATGTACTCGCGGTTTTGGTACATGACCGCGAGGTTGGTGAGCGCGGCGTCGCGGTGGACGGCCCCGATGCCGAGGCCGAGCTCCATGCGGCGGGCTTCGTCACGCGTGAGCTTGAGGCTGCGCGACTGCTGCGCGAGATCGAGGATGGTGTTGGAGTTCATGGCGCTTACGCCCCCTGCATGAGGTAGATGTGGATGGCGACGGCGACGCGCTCGCCGCTCGCGGCGTCGTTCTGCGCGATGCCGATGACCATGGCGTTGGCGCCCGCGGAGGGCGCGGCGGGCTTGAGACCGCCCGCGGTGTTGCCGACGGTGACGGCCTGCCCCTGGGTGATCGTCGCCATGGCAACGCCCGGGTAGATGCCGCTGGAGACGATGTCCACGGTGGCACCGACGGCGACGCTCTGCGCGCCGTCGACCTTGGCAATGCCGATGATCCCGGCGACGGGATCGGTGCTGCACACGGTGGCGCTGTAGTCAGCGGTCCCGACGATGCACACGACGCCGTCGGCGAGGATCGCCTCGGCGGTGCGCGGGGTGATGATGCCGGGCATACGAAGGACGATGGTCACGACTGCACCTCCGCCATGATCTGCGCCGACGCCTGCGAGAGCGCCTGACGGAAGCTGAGCGACGGGGTCTTCGCGCGCAGGTCGAGCGCGAGGGCGTTGGCGCGGTCGGTGTGCGACGTGGCCGGGGTGCCGACTGCGGCGGGCAGACGCTCCCCGCCGAGGGCGGTGACGCGGCTGGTGAGCGCGAGCGCAGCGGCGCTGAGCGGGACGGGCTTCGGGTACGCCTTCGAGAACGCGGCGTAGTCCGATCGCGCGAACGCTTCGAGCGCGGGGCGCGCCTTCGCGAACGTGGGGTCAGCCGAGAGCGCCTCGACGTGCGCGAGCACCTCACGGTCGCTGCGCTCGGACTCGGCGGCCTTGAGCACGGCGTTCTCCGCGGTCACCACGGCGACCTTGGCGGACTCCGAGTGGAGCTCGGTGATCTTGGCGCCGACGTCCTTGACGCCGCTCGTGAGAGCGAGGCCGAGGGCGCGGCGGACTTCGATCGACTCTTCGGCGCGGGCGGCGATGTGCCGCCACGCGTCCTCTTCGGTCGCCGCGGCGTGGCCGAGGCAAGCCGCGAGGGCCATCATCTGAGTGGTCATGCGGATCTCCAATGCGGCACTGCCGCGAGGCACCGACGGGACATCCGTCGGATCGTTGCCGCCCGTGGCCTCCGCGGCGATGCGCGGGAGATCCATGAGGGCGGGGTTGTTGGTGAGCGAGAACGACCAGAGAAACGAGCCAACGCGTTCGTTGGTCTCCTCGTCTTTGCCGCCCTGGACGATCGTGATGCTGCCCCCGCAGAGCGCACCCGATTCGACGTCGGCGCGCGTGCTCGCGTTGATCCAGCGGAAGCGCCCTTCCAGCGTCGCGCAGGTCGCGCCGCGGCGCTGCATCGTGCCGACGCGCATCTCGACGATGTACGCGTGCGCCTTGCGGGCGTCGGGGTGCGCCGTCGCGTCGGTGTCGGCGTGGTAGAGCACCACGGGAACTTCGCGCCCCCATCGCACGAAGTTGGCGACGCACGAAGCGAAGTCGGCGGCCGTGAGCTCGACGTCGGGGCCGCGGCCCTTGAGCGGCGTCGCGTAGGCGAGGACGTTCCACGGGGACTCGGCTTGTGAGCGCGCGAGCGGGACAAGGACGCCGGCGATGCGGTCGCCGGTGAGGGTGGACGGGTGGGTCATAGGGCTACGGCGTCGTGGTGGGCGGCATCTGCGGGGTGGCGCGACGGCCACCAACGACGGACTCGCCCGTCTTCGGGTCGGGGATGCTTTCGAGGTCGCGCAGCCACGCGGCCGGCACCTCAAGGCCGTGGCGCATGTAGAGGGCGAGGCGCTCTGCGCGGCTCTTCGCGTCCTCGGGTGTCGCCACCGCGAATACGATCATCGGCACCGGCGAGCGGTCGCCGAGGTTGAGCCTCACGAGCGGCGCGAACAGGTCGCGGCGCAGCGTCTCACCGACCATCAGCGCGTCTGCCGTGAGGAGTTGGGTCATGGCGCGGAGGTGCACCTCGCCGAGTGACCGCGCGCCCTTCTCGCCCGGGTCGCTGGTGAGCGTGCCGCCGAGGATGATTTTGCTCATCTCCCCGTTGCACAATTTCACGAGCTCTTCGTGAACGTGGTTGTCAACGACCGTCTTGATGTCGAGGTCGGTGGTGTCGGGAAGGACCGTCGTGACGGTCGAGCTCATCGCGTCGAGAGCGTCGCGAAGCACCGCGACGTCATCGGCGTTCGCCCGCGCCTCCTTCGACGGATCGCGCCCGGTGGCGTATTTCCCGACGCGCAGACCGCGGCCCGCCCACTCGGCGAACGCGAGCCAGTCGCGGACGCTCCATCGCTTGAAAGCCGAGTACCAAACGATCGCGCGGCCGAGGCCTTCGCGCGTCGGATACGTCCCGAAGGGCGCGGCGGTGTGGATCAGAAGCTTCCCCGCGGGGAAGGCGGTGTCGTCGCCGACGGGCACGCCGGGGAAGCGCGAATACGGCGTGTCGCCGCTCGTCGCGTCGTAGAGGTAGAGCCGCCAGTCACCCGCGTTCGACCACGAAAGCCGTCGAGCGTGGAGCGGGAACAGGTACCTGGGGAGCAGGTAGCGACCATCGCGGGCGTACACAGCCTCGATGCCTGCGCGCCCGTGGTAGGTCGCCGACAACAGCCGTTGCACGCCACCGCGGAACGACACGGCGAGCGAGCCACGCGGTACCTCGATGGCGTCGATGGCGTCCTGACAAAGTCGGAGGGCCTTCGCGCCCTCGCGCTTCGAGGCGCCCGACGGGAGGCGCAGTTCGTAGTCCGCGCCGGCCACGGACAGCTCGCGCTTCGCGAGGTCGCATTGCAGGTGCGGGTCACCCTGGCGAACCTCGTCGAGCAGGTCGGCCCAGTTGTGCATCCGGCCGAGGTCGGCCTCGCGCTGCGCGGCGGTGATCGACTGCGGCGTGAGCCCGGCGCCGAGACGCCGCTGGTAGCGGTCCTGCGGCGACGCGGAGGTGATGGATGATGTGGCGCGGGACATGGATCAGAAGCCCCACGATGGGGCGCGGGAGCGGCTGGAGGGCTTCGTCTGCGCGGGGGGTGGCGCCGCGTAGAGCGAGAGAAGCCACGCGTCACAGGCGTCGGGGGAGCGGCCTCCGGGGAGGCGCTTGCGCATGTCGTCTTTCGACTCGACTTGAATGCGCCCGCGAGCGTCGGTCTTGTACTTCGGCGCGACCTGCTCGGCTTGGAGCTTCGCGTCGTCGGGGATCGCGCCGCCCTCGCGAAGCCAGTCTCGCCCCGCGAAGTGCAGCTCCGCGCGGAGGTTGAGAAACTCCGTCGAGGCCGTCGAGGCACAGGAGGTGTTGACCGCGACGGCTTTCACCTTCGGGCTGCGCGCGAGCGCGTCGAACACGGCCGCGCCAACGCCGTTGGCGTCGACGTTGACCTGAGGCGGAGGATCGTCCGCGGCCAGCAACCCGGACTCCTCCAGCGCTACGAGGAAGCGCGCCGCGGTGTCGGGGCCGTCGCCGGGGGCGACGCGGAGAAGCGGGTGAAGGTAATTTCCGCGGCGCGGCGCGGCGACCGTCTCATCATCGCCGAAGCGCGCGACGTCGAGACCGATGACGAGCGGCCCCGAGGGCGTTGCATCGGGGTAGCGGGCGACCGCGTCGAGCACCAACGAAAGCCCGATGATCGCGTCGGAAGCCGTGGCTGGGAAGCGCCCGAGGACGCGCACGGCGTAGATGGGCGAGGTCTGCCAGTCGGGGCCCCAGTCAACCCGCTTCTCGTCGACCCAGCTGCGGGTCGCGAGGCCGGGGATGGGCGGAGAGACGTCGGCGGCGGCCTCGCTGCTGATCGACAGGGCGAGGTATAGGTGCCGCTTGGTGTGGTGCGACTCGAAGAAGGTTCCGGACTGCTGCGTCGGGTTCGACGCGAGGAAGATTTTGGCTCCCTGGCCGCCAGCGCGGTTGCCCTCCAGCGCCTCGAAGACCTTGCCGGGCACGCCAGAGGCTTCGTCGACGAGGTAGAGCAGGTGAGCGCCCGAGGTGCCCGCGGCCTTCTCGGGGTCTTTCGTCGAAAACCCAAAGATCTCGCGCCCGTCGGGCCAGCGAACGCCCGTGTCAGGCGAGAGCGCGGGCTCGGGGAGGTCGTATCCGCGATCGCGTGCCAGGCGCCAGAGCCCGGTCACCTCGCGCCACAGGGTGCGGATGACCTGACGGAAACTCGACGAGGTCATCGCGACCCGCGCGCCGGGTCGGGCGACGGGGTCCGAAGGGAACCACCACGCGAGGATCGCGAAAGAGGTTGTCTTGCCGGTCTTGTGGCCGCTGGTGACGGTCACCCGGCCATGCGCCGTGATTGCCCGCAGCAGTTCGGCTTGCTTCGGCCAGATCGTGAGCCCGAACACCTCTTCCGCGTAGATGACCGGGTCGGCTAGGGCGGCGGCGGAAGGGGTCGGGCGGCTAGTGCGTTGCGCCTGCGACGTCTGACGCGAGGCCAATCGCTTCTGCGCCAAGGTCGCGACCCGCGAGCACTGCGAGGACGCGTTCATATTCGTGAGGTGAGAGTCCTGCTTCCAACTTGCCAAGCATCGCGTCGAGCTCCGCGTTGACCGCGCTCTCGATGGTCAGCTTATCGCGACGGCCCCAACGATCCGAGGCGCTGCGCTCTAGGTACCACTGCGCGGACTGCGCATCGTCGATGGCCGCACGGCGAACAATGCCCACCATCTTGCGCTCGGCCCATGCGCGGGCACGCGTAATAGCCTGACGAAACTGCCGATAGATCTCGTCGCCGTCGGCGTCGGATTCACCGCGCTGCATCCATGTGTAGAACGTGCGCGCTTCAACGCCAGCGCTCTGCGCCGCGATCTCGGGATAGTTGCCGCCGCGCACCGCCTTGACGATCGCGGCGTGCACCTCCGGGGTGAGCTTCGATGGGCGCCCCATCACGCAGCCACCGGCCAGAGCACGGCGCGCGCGGTCTGCCTCGCGCCGTTGCCGCCGACGACGTGCACAGTGGTCGTGCGCGGCATCGTCGGGTCATGCTGGCGCGCGGCCCAGCGCTCATAGAGCCGGGCGACGTGCCGC